AGCAGGGTGCCGCTGCGCCAGCGCCGATGGCGGTGCCGATGACGGCCGAGCCGACATGACCGAGCCCGCGCGCAAGATCACGCTCTCGGATCTCGATGCCGGAAACCTTGGCGCGTTGAGCGATGATGATTTCCGCTCGGCGATGATCGAGCTGGTTCGGATCCAAGCCGAAGACCGCAAGCAGAACCAGTTGGTGTACTACCAGCCGGCCAGCGACGACTGCCGCAAGGTGCACGAGTGCAACACGACGTTCATGCTCGTTTGTGGGGGCAACGGCGCGTGCCTGCCGTTGTTCGCCCCCATCATGATGGCGGATGGAAAATGGAGAGCGCTGGAAGATATTCGTCCTGACGATAAGATTGCCGCGGCCGATATGCGAACAGGAATGCGATACGCTGCGCGCGTCAATGCCGTGATGAGGTCGGGGCCGAAGGATGTTTATGAAATATCGGTAGCGAATCGAACGTCTTTCCTCGCTTCCTTAGAACATGAGATTCCAATTTGTGCTGGTGGCATCTGCGCCGAGAAAAAAAACATTGCATGGATTTTGCAAAACTACACAGAACACGACATCGAATGCTTGAACACATGGAATGGATGGAGCCGGATTACTGGTGTTCAAAAAGTGTTCGAGAACGTCGAATGCGGCGACCTCGAAGTTGATCATCCGCACCATTGCTACGTGACAAACGATGGTTTCGTTGTCGGAAATTCAAAAACCGACACCATGCTGGCCGAACTCATCGCGCTCTGCACTGGCGTCATGCCGGAGTCGGTCCCGCAGTTACGCTCAAAGTTCCGTGGCCCGATCAACTGTCGCATCGTGGTCGAATCGATCACCACGACCCTGCACAACATCATCATCCCGAAGCTGCAATGGTGGCGCTGGTCGGGCGTGTCGATGCCGGGCGGCGATCAAGGCCATTGGGGCTGGGTGCCGAAGACCGCGCTCATCGATGGGATCTGGGATACAGCATGGCAGGAGAAGACGCGCATGCTGCGCATGATCTGCGTCGACCCGGACGAGCCGCTGCGCGCGCTGGGCGAGTCGACGATTCAGTTCATGAGCCACGAACAAGACCCCAGCGACTTCGCATCGGGTGATTTCCACATCGTTCTGCACGACGAGCCGACGAAGCACGCGATCTGGAAGGAAAACCAAGCCCGCACCATGCGCGTGAACGGCCGCTGCATCCTGGCGATGACGTGGCCGGACGATCCGGCCATCCCGGTCGACTGGATTTTCGACGAATTGTACGAAAAAGGCATCGCCGGACCGCGAAAATCGCCCGATCACGCCACGATCGAACTCTCCACACTGAAAAATCGGAACCTGTTGCAAGACGCGGTGCGCCGACAGTCCGCGAATTGGTCGGAAACGACCCGTTCGACCCGTATTTATGGCAAACCCATCCGTTTTTCACACCGTATACACCCGTTATTCACAGATGTGCCGCAGATGTGGTCGTTCCAGGCCGGCAAGGTCATCGAGCCGGAGTACAACCAGAAAAACGAGCCGTTCTGCCCCGAAACCGGCAGCCTCGAAGTGGTCGAATTCTGCCATGTGGTCGAGTGTGAGCCTTCGCGCACGTTCCCGACCGTGTTCCTGCTTGATCCGCACCCGCGCAAACCGCACATGTTTATGTGGGTCCAGATCGATCCCAGCGACGATTACACGGTGGTCATCGACGACACGCTCGACGGCACCCCGATCGAGGTCTGGCGGTATGTCGAGAACATCGAATCGAGTCACGGCATGCAGGTCTACATGCGCCTGATGGATCCGAACATGGCCGAGCAACCGGCCGCCGGCTCGCGTTCACGCGATACCTCTTGGGTCGACGAGTTCAGCGAGGCCGGATTGCGCTGCGATCTGGCTTCGGACTCAAGCGTGGGCCGGCAGCGCATCAACGAGTATCTGCAACCGGACATGCACACTTGGCGACCGCGGATCCGCTTCGCGCACACCGCGCCGAACAGCATTTTCCAGATGAAGCGCTACGTGTGGGACGACCACAAGGCATCGCTCGAAAAGGACATGAAACAGAGTCCGAAGACCAAGAACGATGATTTTCCGACCCTGTTGAAGTATCTTCTGAACGCCATGCCGACGTTCCGCACTCTCTTGGACAGACCAACCAGGATCCAGCGAGAGGGCGGCCACAAGCTCTACGGGAGGCCGCGATGAAACAACCCAAGGTAACCGGACCGTCACGCGCCGAAGAAATGAAGTGGCGTGCCGAAGACGATCTGCGCACCTTGCAGCGTGCGCAGGAGATCCAGGCCGACAAGGCGCGCATGGGCATGGCGAAGCGCATGGCCGCGCAACAAGTCAAGGCGCTGTCGAAGGTCGCGGGCAAGTCGCGCGGGAAGCGCTGATGGCCATCACCTACCTCTGCGACGGCTGCAATGCGCCCATCGTCGAGCCGATCAAGGTCGGCCACGTCATTCGTCGCGACTACTGCGCAGAATGCGCCGAGACGGCGAACGGATTGCAAACCGAGATCGACAGGATCCATTCGCAGCTCTCGGCATCCTGGCATTCGCGTGTCGAGAAAGCGCGCGCCGCGGTGAAGAAGAAACTGCGCGTGCTGCCGGACGTGCCGTGAAGGTTCCGGGTCACTGCGCCGTCACTGGCGCTCTGTGTTTCGAGGTCTTGGAAACATGGCCTTCTGACCATCCGTTTGCCGGCGAGCCACGACGTTTAGGGCGTCCCGACGACGACGCCTTGCGCGTGACGTGTATCACGATGAGTGGCAAGCAGATGGTTTTGACCATGAGATTAGATGGCTTCGAGCGCGCGATTGATAACTCGGGCAACTGGCCGGAGTTATGGCATGACATCAAGACCCGCATGCGCGCCGAGCGCAAAGCCCACCGGGCATTGAAGCAAGCCGACTTCGACGAGAAACAGCATGCGTTCGCCGATGAAGTGAACGCCGCCTATAACGATGACCCGCCGCTCGGCGTGCTGGCCGTCGAGCCTTGGAGCACTTATGGCCAGTAAACCACTGCGCCGCGTCCGCAAGCGCCGCGACACCTTCAAGATCGACCGCGACCAGATCGGCAAGCGCATCAGCGATTTCTACACCATCGACGGTACCGAGCGCGACATCGACCTTCAGGTGCGCTTGCAACGCTATGCGAAGTACCGCATGTGGACCGCGGGCGACGATGGTCCGTGGGAGAATTCGAGCGACGTGGCGATCTCCGACATGATGGAGAAGTCCTTGCGCATGCAGGACACGCTGAACAACGCCGTGCTCGCACAACGTCCGGCCATCGTGTCGCAGGCGGTCTTGCCGACGAACTCGGAGAAAGAAGGCCACATCAACAGCCTGTTGGACTACCAGTTTTTCGAGGAAGCCAACGGCGAGAAGTTTCTGGGCGATGTTGCCGACGTATTCGTGAACGACGGTGTGTTCACCGCGTTTATCCCGTGGGTCAAGGAAGTGCGGCGTCAGTCCGACGTGCGCGTGTTGGAGAAGATCCCCGAAGACATGTTTCCCAGCGATTACTTCGAGTCGATCATCCGCACGATGTTCCGTGACGAAGTGACCATCATCCCGAAACAGCAAGAGCAGCCGTGGGACTTCACGATCGAGCGCACGAAGCCGGATGAGTCGATCTCGCGTATCGACATGAGCTTCTACACGCGCGAGGACGGCGCGGTGGAAGTCGTGTTGACCGGCGATGTGACCGTGTACGAAGCGCCGTTGCCGCGGGTGGTGCCTTACGACGATGTATTTCACCCGGCGCGGTGCGAGAACCTGCAACCGCCCGGGCCGCACAATCCGCGCGGCGCTGCGCACGTCATCATCCGTGACTACCCGGGCAAGGACGAGATCACGAGGCTGAAGCGCAGCGGGTTCTACAACCTGCTGACCGACGAAGAACTCGAATCGTTATCGGGTTATGCGCGCGATGCCTCGGCCGGCGAAGAAGAAGCCCAGAAGGACGCGCTCAGCGGCAAGTCGGAATCGACCTCGGCCTCTGATCCAGAAGCGCGGTCGCACGAAACCCTGACCCGCTTGACGGTGTTCGATCGCTACGACATCGACGGCGACGGCCTCGACGAAGACGTGATCTGGTGGTACCTCGAAGAACCGGGCCTGGTCGTCAAGGCGAAAGTCCTGCAGGAAATGTACCCATCACTGCGGCCGGATCACCCGCGCCCGTTCGCCGAAGCATCGTTGTTCCCGATCGTCGGCCGGCGCACTGGCATTTCGCTGCTCGAAATGCTCGAAGGTCTGCACGACATGATCAAGATCCTGTTCGACCAGTCGCTCGACTCGAACACGATTTCGATCGTCCCGTTCGGGTTCTATCGGCCGACCAGTTCGATGCAGAGTGAGCGCATTCGCCTGTCTCCGGGTGAGTTGTACCCGCTGTCCGATCCGCAGCGCGACATCAACTTCCCGCAGGTTGGCAACCCACAGGCGCAGGGTTTTGCGCTGAACCTGATTTCACTGCTCTCGCAGATGAGCGAGCGGGTGTCGGTTATCGGCGATTTCCAGCTTGGCCGGGTGCCCGCAGGACGCTCCACGGCGTTGCGCACGGTCGGGGGCATGCAGGCATTGCAGGGTCAAGGCGAAGCGCGCCCTGAGCGGATCCTGAGACGATTCTTCAAGGGTCTGGCCGACATCTTCGCGGTCATGCACGACTTGAACCAGTATTTTCTGCCGAAGAAAAAGCAGATCCGCTTGCAAGGCATTTTGAAACCCGGCCAGAACCCGTACCTCGAGATCAACGACCGCACCGAACTGCAAGGTGCGTACCAGTTCAAGTTCACGGCGAATGCGTTCAACACAACCAAACAGCAGTTGCAGGAAACGATGGCCATGATCACGGCCAAGTTCATCAACGCGATGACGGTGCAACTCGGGATCGTGCGGCCGGAGAACATCTACAACATGCTGCGCGACGAAGCGCTGGCCTATGGCGTGAACCCGGCCGAGAAAGGTTACTTGTCGGAGCCGATCCAAGGCTTTGGCAAGCGTGCGATCTTCGCCGAGGAAGCGATGCTCATGATCCTGGACGGACAGATGCCGGACGGCCGCCCCGCCGAGCCCGGGGGCTGGGCCGAGCACGCGCAGAAGCTCGAGGAAATCGAAGCGCAATTGACCGATCCGAAGGTCGACACCGGGGAAATCTCGCCGGAAACCGCTCAGATGTTCCAGCAGTACCGCATGCAGGTCGCCGAGCAGATGCAGGTCGAAGCCCAGCAGCAGGCCATGATGCAGAACGCGCAGGCGTTCGCACAGGCGCAAGGCGGTGGGCAAGGCGGCCAAGGGGGCAGGCCCGCAGAGAACGCGCCGCCTGACCCGAACCAGAACCCGCAGTTGTCCGGCCCGACTGAAATGCTCGATGAAACCCTGCCCACGGCAGGCGGAGGGGCGCCCCGATGAGCTTCGATCGCAAAGATTGGCTGGCGGCTGTTGAACAGCGTAATGCCGAACGTCGGGCTGTGGGTATGCCGCAATTGCATCAGGCCGAGGTCGCCGCCGAAAGGCTGATGGAAGATCAAATCTGGCGGGTTTACCAACAGACACTTCAGGGTGTGCTTGAGCACATCAAGGACTGCCGGATAACGCTGATCGAGTCCTTGCGGGTGCCGCGCGACGACGTGGAGTTTCGCCGCGCCCAAGTCGAGGTCGCGCGCTGCGAGGGCTGGATCGAGGCCCTGGATTCGGCCATCGGCCTACCGAAGCAGATCCTCGAAGGGGCCGACAAGGCGCTCGAAAGCATCACGAAAGCCACCAAAAAGGTAACTAGCAGTGCAGCCAAAGCAGCACACTGAAAGGCTCTCGATTGCGGCCAATTCAGAGATGAAAATGGTCATCTTCCCAAAGCGTCTGGGCGAGGCCCTTGAGAGCTTCATGCTTGACAAACAGTTCGGGACGGTTACTCTGATGGTCCAAAACGGTCAGATTGTTCGCATGGTTTTCGAGACCAGCATCAAGCCCTGACCCCTCGGGAACTGAACACCAGACCCGCCCTGCGCAAGCTCGGCGGGTTTTTTATTGGGGCCACGAATGTCGATCACGAAGGAAGAAGCTGAAGCGATGGTCCAAGCCGCAGTCACGGCCGCTACCGCCCCGCTCCGCAGCGAAATCGAGAACCTGAAGACCGTGACCAAGCCGGCTGATCCGAAGCCAGCCGAGCCGCCCAAGACCTATACCCGCGCCGAGCTCGAAGCCGCGGTCGGCCGCGAGGAAATCACCAAAGTCCAGGCCCAGGACATCTGGGATGCGCAGCAAGAACGCATCACCCGCCAGTTGATTGCCGAGGGCGTTCAGAGCGCCGTCTCGGCGACGACCAAGACGCAGACCACGAAGCAGCGCGTCGAAGCCTACAAGGACTTGATCCCGGGCCTGATGGAAGACGGCTCGTCCGATCGGGAGCGCGTCAGGAAGCGTGTGAACCAGCTTCTCGAGCGTGGCCACCCCAAGAATCACGAAACCGAACTGCTCGCGCTGGAGTTGACCTATGGCGAAATCGAAGGATTGCGTGCCACGAAAGGGGCGCGCAGCGAAGTCGAAACGCATGAAGAAACGGGTGGAGGCGGAAGCCTACGCCGCTCGCGGGGCGGGGAAGAAACGCCAGCGGGGCTGAAACTGAGTGCCGGGCAGCGCACCTACTACGAGGATCTGATGGCCAAGGGTCACTATCCGGGTGGCTGGAAGGACGTGAAGGCTGAACTCGCGTTCGCCCCGAAGCGGCCGTCGTCCCGCGCGATGCACTGATGGCCTATGTCCATACGATCGACTGGACCAAACCCGCGAACGGTCTCAAGGCCGCGCGGTCACGCGGCAAAGTGTCGACGCTCAGCCGCGGTGCGTGGCTGTCTGATCTGACCGCGCTGCGCAAATCCATGACCCTCTGTTTCCGCTGTCTGTCGCGATTCGACTTCAAGGCTGCTGGCTATATGAAGGCCGAAGCCGCGCCCGGTTGGCATGAGTGCGTAGCTGAATGCGATGGCTGCCGAATCGAGGGCCGTTGCACGTTTTTGAAACCGCAGGAGAGATAACGATGGATCTGCAACGACTGATGAGTGGTGGCGCCCCGTGTCTACGCAAATATCAGGTCAGCGCGACCGTGAGCGTGCTCGGCGTCCCACATCTGGTGTCGGCTGCCGGCGCGGCCGGCTTGTCCGTCTGCACTACGACCGGGTGTGTGAACATGGTCGGCATCAACACCGATACCGCGACCTACGCGACTGCGCAGCAATCGGATGGCTCCGATCCCGATGCGCTCTGCACGTTCATCACCAATCCCGATGCGGTCTGGAAAATTCCGCTGTCAGGCGGCGCGACCGAAAACACCGCCCTGACGATGTACCCGATCACGACCGCTTCGAGCGATGGACTGACGATCACCACGTCGGGCAACGCGAATTGGGCCTCGCCGACCTACGACGAAGGTACCGTGTGGGGCTACGACGGCGCCAACGCCGGCATCGTGCGCAAGATCACTTCGGTATCCGGCTCGGCCATCACCGTGACCGTTGCCCTGCCGCGCGACACCGTGGTCGGGGACAACTTCCTGTTTGCCCCCATACACCCTTTTAGCGCGAGTACACCACACACCTTGACCCTGACGACAGCACTCACCCAGGCGCGTCAGGACGTGGCCGTGGCCTCGAACACGGCAGAGTTCATCTGCATTGCCATCAACGCGAACGACATCAGCGACAACGGCCGCTACACCAGCTCCGTGCTCTGCATGTCGCGCTACCACGCGCTGAACGCCACGGCTTGAGCCTGGCCGACCAACGAGGAACAGAACATGGCAGTACCGCATACATCAGGCCAATTCGGCGACTTGCTGGATCCGCGGTTCCAGAAAATCTTCCACGAGCAGTACCAGCAGCTTCCCGACATGCTGCCGCGCCTGTTCACGTTCCAGACGCACAACGGGCGCGACATCATGACCTATTCGCAGGTCGGCGCGTTCGGTGACTGGACGGCGTTCTCGGGTGCCGTGGGTTACGATTCGCTGGCCCAGGGCTACGACACGACGATCACATACGTCGAGTTCGCGAGCGGGTTCCAGGTCGAGCGCAAGCTGTTCGACGACGACCAGTACAACATCATGGATCGTCGTCCGACCGCACTCGCGATGGCCGCCCAGCGCACGCGCCAGAAGCACGGTGCGCGCATGTTCAACAACGCCTTCAGCGTGGACAACTACTTCTACGTGAACACGGAGAACGTCGCGCTGTGCTCGGCCTCGCATACCACGACTGCGGCGGGTGTCTCGACCGCGACGGGCTTTGACAATCTCGTGACCACCGCGCTGTCGGCAACGGCGGTCGCAGCGGCTCGCATCGACTTCGTGAAGTTCCGCGACGACCGCGGCAACCGCATGCAGTGCATGCCGGACGAGATCCTGATCCCGCCAGACCTCTACGAGACTGGCTACGAAATCATCCAGTCATCTGGCAAGGTCGACACGGCCCAGAACAACCGCAACGTCCACGAGGGTGCGTACACGCTCATCGAGTGGAACTATCTCACCGACCCGAACAACTGGTTCATGATGGATTCGTCCATGCGCAAGCAGTATTGCGTGTGGGTCGATCGCGTGCCGAAGGAATTCGCCTACGCCGAAGACCTCGACACGATCATTGCCAAGTGGCGTGGTTACATGCGCCACGGATCTGGTGCGCCGGATTGGCGGTGGTTAACGGGTGCCAGCGTGAGCTGAGCAATGACCAACGCCTACCACAACGGTCGCGCCAAGGGTGGCAAGGGCGCTCACACGGCGAGTGGCTATGGCCGCGCGCCGGCTGCGACCGTGAATGAAAAGCCCGGGTTCTCCAAGGCACAAGTCCCGGGCGACACGCAGCGCAATGCGCGCAACGGCGGTGTCAAGAAGTGCCCCGTTTATCCTGATTCCAAAGGGCTATGATGAGCAACCAAGCCGCTGAAGCACGTTTCGAGAGAGTCGAGCCGTACCTGCGCCCCGCCCAAGTCGAAGACTTGCGCGACGAGATGCAGACGATCGAGCAAACGCTTTCGGCCCCATCGTTCGTGCAGAACCAGATCCAAGATCGCGGCGCCATGCGCAAACACTACGTGCGCATGCGCGCGCAGATGGAAAACGATGCCCCGCAGCCATACAGCGAAGCCGAACGCGATGCCGCTGCAGAGCGCGAGGCGGAACTCGCTGAAACCATCAAGCGTGGCATGCCAACCCATGCCGAAATGCGCCGCAACCCATCGGGGGCGGTCGACAAGCATCGCGGGTGGGAAAGCCGCAACAAGGCAAACATCCAAGAATGGAAGAACATCCGCCTGCGCATGCACGCGACGGGCATGATCGACGGTCCACGCGACGCATCCGACATCGCAAACGTCGAGATCCTGCGTCCGCAGCGCTCGGCCCAAGAGGGCGCGATGCACGGCGAACAGATCGTTGGCAAGACCATTTCGCTGCCTTCCGGGCAGGTGCGATCGCAGAATCACGCATCGCCTGAGCAGCGGGCCGAAACCAAGGCCAAGTTCGGAGACAAGTGACATGACCCTGACCGCATTCCCCAACGGCATTTCGAGTTTTGGTATGCCTGTCATCGGTGCCGGCCCGGTCTTGACGACTGGCAACGTGTTCTTCGTCAGTTCGACTTCCACAGGCGCATCGAACGGTAATCTTGGCACGGCGCCGGATCGTCCGCTTTCAACCATCGATGCAGCGGTCGGCAAATGCACCGCGAACAACGGCGACCACATCATTGTCATGCCTGGCCATGTGGAAACCGTGACCGCAGCCGGTGGCCTTGCGCTCGACGTGGCTGGCATCACCCTGATCGGCATTGGTAACGGTGCGTCACGACCGCAGATCAATTTCACAACCGCAGTCGGCGCTGACATGGACATCGGTGCTGCGTCGGTGACGATGGTCAATTTCCTGTTCACAGGCGGGATCGACGCGCTCACCGGGCCGATCGACATCAACGCTGCCGATTGCACGCTACTCAACATCGAAACCCGCGATGTAACTGGCCAGGCCACTGACTTCATCGTGACCGATGCGAACTGCAATCGATTGCATATCTCGGGATGGAAACATTCTGGTGCGACTGCGGCAGGCGCTGATACTGCGATCAGTATCGTCGGAGGTGACAGCATCATCATCGAAGATTTCGACATCTTCGGTAACTTTGCTGTCGCCGCGATCGAGAACGTGACAACCGCTTCAACGAACTTGCGGATCGGCGGCGGACACGGGCAGAACTTCATCCAGAACGGCCTCGATAATGCGGCCGTGGTTGCGATTACGCTGGTGGCGACTTCGACAGGACATGTCGGACCGAATATCAATGCACGAATCGGTGTTGATGCGACATCGAACACAACGAACATCACGGAAGCGTTCGTTGGCGCAGCAATGCAGTTCTTCCAGCCGCTCAACGTGTGCAACCTGGGTGGAGAAGTGGCCATGCAGACCAATATCACGGCGTCGACCGACGCTTGATGATGGCCTGACCAGCCGTGATGGGTTAGCCCATCGAGGAACTGAAACCAGACAGGGGGCCTCGGCTCCCTGTTCTGTTATGGAGGGGTGAATGCTCACAGTGAAGGATACGGTGCTGGATCCGATCAGCGATCAGTCGATCACGAGCTTATCGTCGTCGACTGCGCTCACCGTTCCTGAGCATGCAACGATGGCGCTGATCCAAGCGTTTACGCAGAACGTTCGCATCCGATTCACAGGCAGCGCGCCTGACGCATCGACCGGCCACATCATCTACTCGGGCGATATAGGGTATTGGGCTACGTCGAAGCTAGACAAAGTGCGGTTGATCGAGGTCACAGCCTCGGCCAGCGTGTTCGTTACGTACTTCAAGTGAGTTGGGTTTTTGCCATGTCCGTTGCGTTCACAGTTCAAACCACTTGCATGGGCGTCGTCGATGCCATGCGCGAGCTCGAAGACATTCGCGCGCACGGGGGAAGCATGGAGACATACGTGTCGTCGAATCAAGATCCGACGTTGTTCAAGGCTCAGAACTGGATACTCGCCGGCACGACGCCAGATGAAGCCGAGCGCACTTGCGAGGAACCACGATGATCGACTACGACAACGCCTGCCACATCTGGACGTTCGACGGCCAACAATACGTCGATCTCGTCGCAGGCCGCCCGACTCAGATCGTCGGCTCGGGTCAATGGCAGGCTGGCCATGACAGTGAAGACTCGTTCGATGCCAATCGCACCGGAGTCGTGGTAGCGGGCTGGGCCGGCTATCTCACGCCGCCACGAGTCGTCGACGGCACGCCATGTGGCGGTACGGGGCTCGCGTATATCCCGAGTACTGATCAGATCGTGGTGGTCAACACTACAGACTCGCAGGTGATCCTCATCGACCGTGAGACTGGAGCAGAGGCGTTGCGCTGGCCGCTGTCGGTGGGCACGGGGCCGTTCCAGGGCATCGCGTATGACAGTGCATCGGACGAGCTGATCGTCGCGCCAGCGTCCGGCTCGCAGTGGCACGCATGGACGCGCGACGGCATCTACGTGCGTGCGGTGCCGGGCACGGCGGGCAATGCGATCTGCTACGACTCATTGACTGACTCGCTTTGGGGCAGAGCGACCGGCGGCAAGCTGCGCCGAATACACAAGGTCACTGGCGCAATGCTCGCCGAGTTCGTGATCATGGGTGAAGCGGCCGGCAAGACCATCGAGGGGATCGCGCACAATCCGACCAGTAACTTGCTCTACATCACTGTGGACTCGACTGACCGGATCTATGAGATCGATCCTGCGACGGGTGCGACCATATACAGCTTTCGTGGCCCGTTCGACATCGAGCACCCATGCTGGGTGAGCGCGGATAACTGCATCTACATTAGTGGACTTGGCAGGTCGCATTCGCTGTCTCAGGGCGGTGAGAATGTGATCTATCGGCTGAAGCTGGACGGTCACCCGCGCGACTGGGATGCGCCGCTCGCAGAGTACACGCTTGAGATGTGGGTCAAGCCGGATGCGCGCAGCAACTCATATCCCGTGATGTTCTCGAACCGTGCCGCCGCGAAGTCGGGTGCGACATACCAGCAGGTACATTTGCGCAGTAACGGCGTGCTCCGTGTCTATCGCACGGACAACACCTACATCGACAGCGCGAGCGGCGTGATCGCACTGAACGTCTGGCAGCACGTTGTCGTGCGGTACGAGACGACTGGCGTGCTCACAGCATGGGTCAGCGGCGTGAAGGTCATCGATACAACTGGTCCCGCGAATTTCGGCCCTGACGGCCGGATCAGCATCGGCGGTCCCGCGAGCGGCGTATCGCCGACCGATGTCTGGTATGACGATGTGGCGCTGTACCACGTTGCCAAGCCTGACATCTGGATCATCGAGCGAGCAGCAGCATAATGGCTGTCGCATTCGATGCATCTGCTGAATCGGACACCGGTACGACCGGCAGCGTCAGCGAGGCTAGTTTTACTTGGGACATCACGCCCGTTGGCACACCGCGCGGCGTGGGTGTCGCAGTGTTCACGTTCGCCGGCGCGGATAAAGTAACGACCGTCACGGCGGATGGGGTCGGCCTTTCAGAGATCGCGGAAGCCGTAGACTCTGCCGGAGAGAAGGGCCGCACGACACTGTTCTACCTTGGCGCCAGCGTGCCTGCGACGACTCCATTGCCAATCGTCGTCAACAGAACCAATGACGCAACGGTGATGTACGCCATTGCGTTCACGGTGACAGCTGGCGGTGATACAGAGATCTACACGACTGGAATAGTCAAGGTCGAGGGTGATGTTGATCTCGCCGAGCAGAGTGTCGATGACGGCTCTCCGGGAACCAATTCACTGCGGTTCGCGTTCGCGACCAGCGGTCTGGGCGTCGAGAGCAACCTGCCGGCTGGAGCCAACAGTACGTTGCTGCACAGTTTTGATCGCGGTGCGATGTTGGCGGCGGGTGCACGCGAAACCACAGCAGGGCAGGGAGCGCGCAACGTGGGGTTCGACGCTTCAGCCAGCGATGACTGCGCGGCTATTCATTTCGCGGTGAGGGAGATCGCGGGAGCGGGGCTCGGCATACCCATCGCGGCCTACCACTACAACCATCATCTGGGGAGCATGCAAAGCTGATGTTTTTCGTTCGGCAAGGCGCCACCCACAAGATCGTACTCGGCCCTGTCGTCGCGGTGGCGAACGGCTATGTGCCTGTGACGACATTGGCCTTGACGACCGCCGACGAAGCCGAAGCCATCCTCCACGACAACGGCACGGTGGTGGACATCAGTGGCTACACCTGGGCAGCCATCACAACGGCCGATGGCTACTATCATCTGACGCTTCAGAGCGGGATCTCGAATACGGTGGGCCACGTCACCATTGTCGTCAATGACGACTCACTTTGCCTGCCGGTCAAAGCCGAGTACACGGTGCTCGAAGAAGCGGTCTACGACGCGCTGTTTGCCGCGAGTGCTGCTGGATACCAGGTGCCGATCTGGGCTGCGGCTGGTAGCACGGTGAACCTGAGTGCGACCACGATCAAAACCGCGACCGACGTGGAAACCGATACGGCGGACATACAGGCGCGCATCCCGGCCGCCCTGACCGCAGACGGCAACATCAAGGCCGACACCCTGCGCGTCGGCGGGACGCTTCAGACTGCCGGCGACATCCCGGCGATGATCACGACGGTCGATGACTTCGTGGATACCGAGATCGCGGCGATGCCCGCTTCGGTCTGGGCTTACGTGGTCGAGGGCTCGTTCACGGCGGTTCAATTCCTGCGAGGAATCATGGCGAGCGTGACGGCGAAGCTCAGTGGAGCGGCGACGACCACGGTCACGATCCGCGATGCCAGTGATACCAAGAACCGCGTGGTGGTGACGGTCGATGCGGACGGCAACCGTTCGGCCGTCACTTACGACTTGACGTGACATGTTTGCGCGCAGAATGTTCGCTGGTCGGATGTTCGCTCCGCGGATGTTTCCCGAAAGCCAGGGCAATCCGCCCGCTGTATCGGGGCAAACCCGCAGAATATTGAGGATGAGGCAATGGGGCAGTATGAAGCACTATTGAACCAGGCTCTCGCCTGGATCGTGAACCACGAAACTCTGCTCGCTGTCGCAGGCGGCCTGCTGGCTGCTCAGGGCGGCGTGTGGGCGATCTTGCATCGACGCATCAACCGACTGCTCGGCAAGCCCGCTGACGCGCCTGTGACGCCGCTCGAGGCCGCTGCGCGCGATGTGGTCGAGACCGTTGTCGTCCATGCGCCGCCTGTCGCCAACATCTTCGGCAACCAGATCATCCACAATCGTCTCTGGAAGCTCCGCGAGGCGATTCTGGAAGACAACGTGATCGCCGTTGCACGTCAGTCGTCGTTCCTGGCCCGGAACGGCGTGACCCCGCCGCGGTCTGTTGCGCAGTGCGACGAGATGCTGAAACAGTTCGAGACCGGAGGGAATGCGGCATGAAGATCCTGATCGCCATCGTCACCATGATGGCCTGCGCCGCGTCGTGGGCGACTGACTGCACGAAGTTCAAGACCGACGAAGACGGTATCCCGTGGTACATGTGCATTGCGTCTGATACCAAGCCGACTGGCTCGACGGTCCCGGTCGGCTCGGTCGCAATCGAGTCTGACACCCAGAACATGTACATGACCAACGCCGCAGGTTCGTGGGTGGTACTGCCGCACATCGTAAGCCTTGGTACCACGTTGGATTCGGAAGACCAAACCAACAACGTGATGCGCGTCGAAGGTCAATTTTCGTTCTGTGTCGACGATGCCGACGTGGTGTGCAAGGCATCGGCCGGTTTTCTTCATTCGGTGTGGTGCTACGCCGAGGATGGCACCGCGACTGCTGGCACCGTCCGGGTGACAAATACCACGGCGGCGGGTGGCGCAGAGACGACTGAAGTGTGGGGTGATGATATTCCTCTTGCGGCGTATACGGCCAAAGATGCCGTGTTGGATATCATCATGACGACCGGGATCGTGATCGACTTCACGACGACCGCCGACGTGAAATGCGGAGTCAGCTACCGATGAGGCTGTTTGCTGCTCTGCTGCTGTGTGCCGCGAACGCTTGGGCGACTACTTACTACGCATCGCCAGATGGTGGTGCGGCAGCTTCATGCGTCGATAACGGCGCGAACGTCTGCACGTTGGCACGCGCTGAAGCGGTTGCCACGCATGGTGACACGATCATCGCAGCGTGCGGAACCTATGCGCTCGGCGGGACTGCCCTGACGGTCAACGTCAATGCGACGGTGCAGGCTGTCACTGATCGCTGCGCAACTGTAACCGGAAGCAATGCGACGGCCGTGGTCATTTTGGCTGCTGCGAACGATGCAGCGACGCTCACATGGGATGGTATCAACGTCTGGCCGGACGATAACGATCTGTCTGCGTCCTCGCGCGCTATCAGTCTGTCTGCCTTGTCCGGCTACGATGCGACGATCGTGATCCGAGACGCCACGCTCTACAGCGGCGCGAACAGCGCGGTCAATGATGCGACCCTGCGCGGCACGACTCGAATCTGGGATGTGGTGGCGGCCGGGAACATGGGCGCTCAGGGCTGGATCACTGCGCAAAACCAAGCCAGCGTGGCGGCGAAGAAGATCGAAGTCGATGGCTGTACCGGATCACTGACGGCAACCGCATCGAATACGCCGGCCGTGACGATTACGCGCAGTACGACGACACCGCAGGACATGTTCGCGCGGATCGTTGATTGCGATGTTTCGGTGACTGTGCCGGCCTCTCTCGGCGCCTCAGCACTCGGACGTGGGCTGAACATCAGCAACGTCACATCAGGCACAGACTTTGACGGCGCGACGACTTGCCCGTCGATTGAGGATTCAACTGTTAGCGTGTCGTCGGTTGCAGCGACATCCGCTGATACGCTTGGGATAACACTCACGGCGACCAACAGCGGAGCGGTCGGCGACTGCGGAAAGATCCTGAACAATATCGTAACGTGCAATTCACCTGCCGCACATTGCATAAGCATTGGCGACGGTTCGACGCAAAGTTACGTTGATCAGGCGCAGGTGTATGGCAACACTGTGACGAATGCGTATTACGATGGTGTGGCGACTCCGCACGGGATACGGATAGGTCGCGTAGTGGGCGGGCGAGCGTGGGGGAACATGGTGCAGGGCGGCGCTGTGGGGATTCTGACATCTATCAATCAGGGCGCGTTGATTTCTGGGAACATCGTGCGCGGCGCGTACTATGCGCCGCTGTTCAGCAAAGGATCTGGCGGGACGACTGCCCCGCAGTTCGTAAATAACTCAGTGCTGATAGATGACCGCTTTTATGGTGTGCGCATTGGCGCATACGGATGTATGAGCGCTGCTGTCCAAGGTGCGACAAATAACGCTGCTGCGGATTTCAAAAACAATGCTTGCAAGGTGGCAAGCGGGTCCGGCTGGAAATATGTCGTCGTCGATGCGTCGCAGACTGCAACATTTAGCACGAACAACTACTACGCCGATATTACGCTCACAGATCCGTGGAGTTACCAAGGGTCTGCTTCAGCGAACCTTGCGGCGTGGCAGACTGCGCAAGAAGCTACGGCGACCAGCATTGATCCGAAATGGATCGGTGGAACGTCGCCTGACTCGGCAAGTGAGTTTCGATTAACGGCTGCGAGTGCGCTTAGGCGCGTTGGACTCGATTTGAATATCGGTCATTTCCAAGACTACGATAATCGCGCTTTCCAGCACCCGCCCAGCGTCGGCGCATGGGAAGTCGCGGATGGCGACGCAACGCTGGTGCGAACAACCGCAGCACTCAGGACGACAGCGGTAGCGCGCGCAACAGCGGCCGTAAGGGCAGCGCGGTAACGCAATGGACGAGCGCCGCGCCGGTTGTGACAGGAGAGCCCAACGCATGAGCGATTCGTCTATCAGTCTTCATGCCGTTGCCACTCAGCTTGCGCTGATGGAAAAAGATATCAAAGCGGTCAAAAAAGTCGCGGAAGATGTGCATTCGCTTCTGCAGGATGACCGCACCGGGCCGGGTCTGATGACGCGCCTTGATCGCATGGAACAAGAGTCGAAGCGAAGTCGCTGGTACCACGGCGTATGGTTCGTGGCCAGCATTGGGATACTTGTCTCGTGGATCGCATCGAAGCTGGGGATTAATTCATGAGCACGACCACGCAGCCGACCACGTTCTCCGACCTGTACTCGGATCTCATGTCGCGTGCCCGGGTCGACTCGAACCAGACCGTGAACGCCACCAACGCAAAGAAGCTCATCAACGTCGCGCTGTACGAAATGGGGCTCGGCCAGGGCGAAAAGTTTCCCTGGCTCGAGCGCCACGCCCGTCTGCTGACGAACGCCCCGTACACCACCGGGACGATCTCGGTGACGCAGGGCAGCACGACTGTCACCGGAGCGAGCACGGCATGGAACACGGCGAACTCGTTCGTGCTGAACAACGTGCGGGCCGGCTCGAAGATGAAGTTCTCGGGCGACGATACCGTGTATGAGGTATCCAGCGTCGCCAGCGACACCAGCCTGACGCTTACCGACCGCTACCTGGGCGACACTCTCACCGCTTCGGAGTATGCCCATTGGGAGGACGAGTACGCTCTGGCGACCGACTTCCTGAAGCCGCTGGTCAAGACGCGGTTCGACGGGCGAGGCGAGATCGAGATCCTGGACCGCCGCGAGTTCTCGACCCGTTTCACCCGCGTGGTCGGAACCGGGGCTATTGTCTGCTGCACGATCTTCGACCGTGCGCGCTCGGGCAGTGTGACCCCGGTGCGCAAGGTGCGGTTCTGGCGCCCGCCCAGCGCGCACCAGTACATTCCCTATTCCTACGTCACGGCGAACGTCGGGGTCACGTCGGCCGGGGTCGAACAATCATCTCTGTCCAGTGACAGCGACGAGCCTCTGATGCCGCTCTACGCGCGCCACGTCATCGTGACCAAGGCGCTGGCCTTGTGGTACCGCGACAAGAAGAACGACGACCGCGCCGGGGCCTGCATGGCCGAGT